CCCATCCCGTCAGTCCGTCGCCTATTCGTCACACGATAAGCGGCGCGGGCAGGGCTGCAAGGGGCATCCGTAAAAGTCAGAAAAAGCACCTGACTTTTACAAACCCTCCCCTTGCAGCCCTGCCCTTCATCGCCGCTTATTCGAGTGACGGGCGACGAACTAACGGGATGGGAAGCTGCAGCCGAATCGAACAACGGCCAATGCAGCGGGTTAAACGATGGGCTCAGAATCTTCGGGCTAGGCAGCTTTGAAAGGCGCAAACCAAAATGCAAAACCAACTCAGCTTTCAACATCCGAGCTTCCAGGCTTTCATGCAAGGCATGACGGCAAAACGCCAGCCGCACAAACTGCCCAAGCGACTGGACGGCCGCCAATGGATGCAACTGACGTTCCGCTTTGTACTGCGGACGCTGGTACGCGCCAAACAGGGATTCACTTGGACCCGCGAGGACGGAAAAAAGGTTTGGTGCCGCAACATCGCCGCACTGGTGAAAGCCGTGCAGGAATACGACGGATATCACTCCAAAATGCTGCCCCTTGAAATGCGCGGAAAGAAGAAGTGAGCTAGTCACAGCTTCACATCCACCGGCTTTGCCGGCCCAGGTGAAGCAACCGGAGCCACCACAACCGACGCAGCGGACGCAGGCGCAGCAGGCACAGAAGCAACCGCCTCCGCATACGGATTAAACGGCTTGTTCTCAAACCATTCGCGGCACTCAGACGCACTCAATCCCGCCGGAGTGCCTTGTTGCGTGTAGCACCGACATTCATCGCCCCGGCATATCGCCATCGAAATCACCGGCATTTGCGAGATCTGACGTAGCCCGTCATACGCAGGAGCCGACTCAGGCCGATTCGACACACGCGGCACAAAGTCTTTGCGGTCATCAATGAAGCCCTTCACAGGCGCGGCAAACGACCCTTGCGCCCCCTGCCCTGGCGTCGCCACGACACCAGCCACCACCGCAGGCTTTTTGCTGTCCTCGACACGATGCAATACACGCGTATAGGCATAAAACGCCATGCCGATCGTACCAATCACAGCCGCAATCGCAACCACCAGCATTTTGGGAAACGAACGTATCGGCTTGATGTGTTCGCTGGCCGACTTGTACAGGCCGAACGTCTTTTTATCAATCTTGTAGCGCTTTTTCAGCGGCGCATTTTTCCACGACGCCGCGCAGTTATCCGCGCACTCCGGCCACTCGTACCACCAGCGACCCAGAACCCCAAGATCACGCAGATGCACATGACGACCGACCAGCGCCCGCACGTTCGCATGAATCAAGCGCGGACCTTGCGTAATAATGAAGAAATCCAGCCCACGATGCCGATGGGTTTCAAGCGCCGCAATATCCTCCGGCACCTTTTGCCCTGGCCCCAGAGGACGCCATGTGTTTTGAGCCTCATCCATGACGATGGCCGAGCCATCGGGAACCGTTTCCATCCACTTGCGCGGGTCATCGAGAGGAAAATGCGGCACCTTCAAATCGGGGATGCCGTTGACATAGATCGCCCTGCCCTTCGCCAGCTCGACCAACAACGAGACAAGAGCAGAGGACTTGCCCGCACCTGGAGCGCCGGTAATGAGCGTAATCATGAGCCAGTCGTTTGCAGAGCAAATTTCTTGAGCACCATCCAGCCGATGCCCGACAAGATGCCACCAGAGGTAATGGCGAGGAAGTCAAACACCCCGGCCATGGCAAGCAACTGGACGACCTCGCCAGCCAAGCCGAGAAATGCGCCCTTCGCCGCATCAATGGCTTGTTGAGCCATCACATTAGCGCCGGTATAGGTCACTGTGCCGATACCGAGCGATACCAGCACACGCGACACCAACGGCCAAGTAATCGACGCCAGCCAATCAGTCAACGAGTCAAACATATCAGTCCTTTCGTGCAAAGCCGAAGAATGAACCGAGCGCCACGAACCAGCCGAAGGCGATAAAAAGCGGCCTGATGCCACTTGCGAACTGGCAGTAGATCGACCAGTCCCACGAAATCTGATGCCCTTGCACAGTCAACTGACGCGGCGCAGGACACGTCCCATTACTCGGCCCGAAACCACTTTCTGGCGTGATCGTCATCGCCTTATCAACGTTCGGAATAGGCAGCGCCTCCAGCGGACCACCCAAGCGCGAACAAGCCAGCGAACCCGCGTTCTTTTGGCAGAAATCATCAGGCTTTGACTCAGCGGGCGGGCTGGACGTGGTAACAGGAGTCGGACTCGATAACTTTTGAGTTGGGTCGGTCAGCTTCACATCCTCGCCCGTCACATCGACCTGAAACGGATTCGCTTTGTTGTTAGCAGGTGTGAGCTTTGTCGCAGGCTGCCTCCATTCCTGCGGGTTCGTATCAGGCACCGGTTGCGGCTCACCATTGGGCACCCGCAAAGGTTGCGGTTGAAGGTCAGGAGAAGGATTCAGAATAGGCACTTCAACCGGCAAAGGCACGGACGGCAGAGCCACCGCAACGGACTCAGGCAACGGCGCAGCCTTGACCGCATCCCAATCGGACTCGACAGCGGGCGAACCCGGAGCCTCCACATTCACAGGCCCACTCGGTAACATCGGCTGCGTCGTCAGGGTTTGCCCCGCCCCAGGCGTAAAGGGTGACGGCTCTTGACAGTAGAAGGAACCCTCCGTGCCAGCACCTTGCGCCTCCACCACGCCGAAAAACGTTTTCCCCAAACGTCCGAACCAATCCCGACACGCCGCCTCAGCGGTCGCAAAAGGACCCACCGGACTTCCGTTGAATGAGTACTGATAATTCGTGTAGTAATTCCCGTTGCGACTCAACGTTCCCACATAAGGCTGCCCATCGCCGCCTTTTTTCAGCCATTGGTCGTTCGCCCATTCCAAACCGTACCCAATCAGCCAAGCGGCCACAGCCGACGTAACCAGAGCCGTAGGATTAAGCCGCACCGCCGTCACCGCCACGCTCGCAGCATTGGCAGCCAGACGATAGGCCGCAGGCATCACCACAGCCTTGCCACCCACGTTAGCCACCCCACCAGCGCCAAAAAAGCCGCCCGCAAATGTCCCGGTATTCGCAGCCGTGGTCATCATCAGATCAGCACCCCTCACCGCAAAGTTGGTCGGAGCCGCCAGTTGCGCATACCCCGCAAATGCAAACGGCGCCACCAAGAACGCCGTTATCGCAACAATCAGTTTCCGAAGATGATCCATCCCGCCCCCAAGACCGCAACCACGATCAGCCAGAATTCAGGAGTTGCCCCGCCCATAGTCGCCCCCACTTTCCGATGCCTCGCCGCGCAGCATCCGAACCAAAAACATCACCGCGTGAGCAGCCGCCCAAGCAGCGACCACCATCCACGAAACTTCCAGCGCATCCTGCGCAGATAGCAGGTTGCAAGGCTGCGGCGTAAAAGGGGCGACATACGAAAATGCCGCCGTCCCATCAACGGGATTGAGCGTGTATGTGATCGACGTATCCGAGACAGCAGACACCCCCACCACATACACGCCCTGCCCCGCCTGCTTTAGCGAACCCGCCTCAGCAGACGCCACCGCCTGGGCCGCTTGTTCCGCAGTGCCGTAACACGCCTGTCCGACTTGGAAGCCCATCAGAGCGCCCTTTTCAGTAAGGCATGCACTTTCACAGAGACCCATGAAAACAGCACAGCGCCCGCCACCGCCGCAGCATCCACGGCCAAATCAGCCAGCAGCGGAGCCACAACGGAGGAGAACATTACAGACCCTTGCGGATGAACTTGATCGCGAAGATTGCGATCACCGCCACCAGCACCACCGTTGCGACAGAGGTCGCGTCAGCCTTGAGGTCGGTCAGGCTGGTGGTCACATCAGCCGGAACAGCAGCGTGAGCGGTGCCGACAGCGGTCACCAGTGCGGAGCCAGCAGCAGCCAGCTTTTTCATTGCGCGTTTCGAGTAGTTCATGCTCGTTTCTCCATGGGCAGGTTGGAAATTCCGGCGAGGCGCCCACCCTTCACCGGAACGGAAAAAAAACGGTCGGCTGCAATCACCAGCATCCCTCCGACGAAGCAGCCGAAGCCAAGCCAAAGGAGCGACCGGAGCGGACGCATTAGGCCTTCTCAGCAACCCGCGCCTGGACCGGCTGACGCAGCGGATGCAAAGCGGTCAGACGCGAACCAATGCGCAAATCCTGACCCACCGACAACTCAAACTCTGCGAGGTACTCACCCGGAAGCGTTTCATTCATCGACTTCGGCATGAGCAACTCACCCACCAGCGTCGATTCCACTGCCTTGCCGTCCACTTCGGACTTGGAGCGAACCACGCATTGCGCGAGCTTCATTTGCTCAGGCGCGTTAGTTTTCTTATTGCGATAGTCGATGGTCTTAAAAGCGAGAATGGTCAGATGGTGTTTGCTGTCAGCAGCCATGGTGTAGCCCCTTGAGTAGATAAAGAAAACGGGCATCAGCCCTTCAAAAAACGCCGGGTTTCGGCGCAGGTATGCCCCTATGCGACCGGGAACAAATTCGGAAACGTCAGCAGGTTTCGCCACCGCAACTCACCTCCGTGCTATGGTTAACCCACAGACCGTTCGGTATGCATGCCGAACGGTATAACGCCAAAGTTAAACCAATCGGTATGAGATTGCAAGGAGGAAATATGGAATACGCAGAAATAGTCCAAAAGGCACTGCGCGGTCGAAGCGTCAACCGAGCAGCAAAGGAATGGGGAGTAGGCCAAGTGACCCTAAACCGTTACGTCAACGGAGGACGCCTCCCGGACTACGAAACGGCAGTGCTAATGGCGCGGGAAGCGGGTGTAGAGCCCGGCGTGATGCTGATCGCCCTGGCGGAGGAAGAAAGCCGTAGGAAACGGCCCATTTTCAGAGCTGCGGCAGCGGTCGCCAGCGCAGCAGTTGTCATTTTTTCCGTGACGACAGTCCCCTCCCCTGCAGAGGCGGGAACCGCACAAATTGTTAAATCAGCACTTGGTATTATGTCAAATAGACGACGGGCTTTGCTGCGCCGCGCAGCTAAGGCATTTAGACGCATTACAGCCACGCCGACAGCAGCGTAAGAACCTCAAAATCTCGCCCTTCTCAAAGCCTGCCATGAGCAGGCTTTTTTTATGTTTTGCCACTATCCGATAATGACGCCGCTTGACCGCCCACCCATGACTGAGCCCCCGAGCATTACGGATGAACCAGTAGGCGTTGCGTATCTCGCGGCAGTGAAACTGCACCTGATCAGGCGACAGCGAGTCGAAGGGAAATAGTTCTAATTGTTTTTGTTCGGACATCTAACAACCGGAGGCGTAGCCACCCAACAGACGCCGAGACCCGAGTTAGAAAAGAACACCATGCCGTCATTGTTGGCTTGGACTGCCAACCGCAACACGTGCGTGTAAGCCTCGGCTTCCGTAGTTCCATAGGGAAGCTGGTAGTAATTTTTTTCGGGCAGGACAATACCACGCGAGGACCAATAGCGCTTTTTGTTCAAATCCTGATCGCCCACGTCCTTGCCGATGTACTTAGCGATATAGCCCGCCAGCTTGTGAGCGCCATTCCTGCCAAAGCCAAAGCGATGCGGGTCGCGCACGTTCACTTGACCCATTTGCCGCCCCTGGCTGTCCTTACCCACGATGCTTTGCCAGATCGAACGCACCAGCTGATAAACCTGCCGCCCGCGCACCGCTATGTGAATGTGGTAAGCGCCCCTCTCTTGCTTCTCAATGGTCGCCACGTATTGGAAGCCTGCCGCCTTACCCATGCGACGCCGGAACGCATCAAAATTCTTTTGAAGCCTTTCCATGTCTTGCATGTTCTCCCGATAGGTCAGCGTAATCATCCGGTCAGCGCCAAGAGTCTTACAGCGATGCCTTACAGCCTGTTTAGCGCGTTTTACCGCGTCCTTAATGTTCCCCTCGCGGTTCTCAGATTCGCCGCGCTTGGAGCGATTTAAAGGCTTTCCGAGCTTGTTGTGACTAACCCACTTGGACGCGCAAATTTCGCGCTGGCCATCCGGAAATTCGCGGTCGTACACCATCCAGCGCGTAGTGAACACACCGCCATCCAGTTCACGCTGAATGTCTGCCGCCGTGGGCAAAAATTCTTGATCGGACTCAGGCCCGAATTCCGATGCTATTGCAGCATCGAAGCTATCCGTTACAATCGCGGTCATTGGCAGAACCCCTTTTTCTGTCATTCACGGCCCGGAAGGTTTGCAGACCTTGCCGGGCTTTTTCATTACGTCCTCAGAGTGAGCGGAGCCGTGTCCCTTGCCCCGCCCTTTTCCCTGTTTCCGTTAAGTGTCCCTGATACAAGTTTAGGCGCTCGCTTCGCTCGCGCCGGGTCATGCGCGCTTCGCTTTCCGCATGCCCCGTCGCGGCAGCGCGGCGCTGTCAACATGCCCACGGCCACATCAAAGCCGGTTTGCAACCGTCCGGGGGCAGCGTGTCCTCCGTGTCCTCCATGCACTCCGTGTCCTCCGTGTCCTCCGTGTCCTCCAAGGGGGCGCATGCGCTGTCCTACGTGTCTTTCAGCACTGGCAGCACATGCGCCCCCTTTCCGGCACTGCGGCACTTCGGCACTCCGGCATTGCGGCACTCCGGCACGCTGTAGCACCGATATGCAGGAAGAACGACCACACACGAAAAGCCCAATTTGAGGCACCGCTACGCGATGCCTTAACGCCGCATGCGCCCGTAGTCCTAACCCGCTTCCCATCCCGTCAGTCCGTCGCCTATTCGTCACACGATAAGCGGCGCGGGCAGGGC